GTGTGCTCTTCCGATCTGGTGATCGTGCGCCGCAGAATTTATCTAGCGTCGAAAATTCGACTTTGTTATTGAGAATGCGCTAGTACATGATTTGGGCAAAGCTCGCCCCATTTCCATAACTTCAAAGTAAGCTGTTATGGGCTCCAATTAAGTCACTTTTGCTGGTCACTTTTACCGAATTAGCTCTGATTAAAGGCTGCAGTCAGGCAGCAGTCAGTCATGCAGTGCGCCGTGGTCGGATTAGTGATGCTGTCGTCGAAAAAGACGGTAAACGCTGGCTAGATCGGGATTTGGCTCTGGAACTCTGGGATCAAAACACGGTCAACACTAGGAACAGCAAGGTCCGCAAACCTGACTCGGTGCCAGAAGCGCCAAAGGATGCGGGCGAGCTGAAAGATGCGATTAACAAGCTGCCAGACGATGCGATCCCTGAGCTGAATGAGAGCAGAGCAAGGCGGGAGCACTATCAGGCGGAGCTGGCGAAGCTGCAGGTGACGCAACAGCGAGGCGAGCTGGTGCCGGTGGATGAAGTGAAAAAGGAAGCGTTCAACATTGGCCGATCAGTGCGCGAGGCATTGGCGAACTTGGCGGATAGGTTGAGCCACCAGCTGGCGGGTGAAACGGATCCGGTGATTATTCACAAGCTGCTGAGTGATGAGCACCGCTCTGCGTTAGTGGAGCTGTCTGGGGGTGAGGGATGAGCGTTTGGGGTGATGGTTTTCGTGATGGTCTGCGGCCTGAGGCGCAGTTGTCGGTGAGCGGCTGGGCTGACCAGTTCCGGATGCTGAGCAGCAAGGCAAGCGCGGAACCTGGGCCATGGCGGACTAGCCGGACGCCCTACCTGATGGAACCGATGGATTGTTTGAGCAGCAGCTCAACGGTTCAGCGTGTGGTGATGATGTTTGCGGCGCAGACGGGCAAGACAGAAGCGGGCAGTAATTGGCTGGGCTATGTAATTGACCACGCGCCGGGTCCGATGCTTTGCGTTCAGCCGACGGTAGAGATGGCCAAGCGTCTGTCTAAGCAGCGGCTTGAAAGCATGATTCAAGATACGCCGTGTCTGACGCAAAAGATTGCACCGGCCCGGAGTCGGGACAGCGGCAACACGATGTTCAGCAAAGAGTTTCCTGGCGGAATGATGCTGCTGACGGGTGCGAATAGTGCGACGGGTCTGCGGTCAGCGCCGTGCCGTTACATTTTTGCGGATGAGATCGATGCGTTCCCTGCTGATGTGGATGGTGAAGGCGACCCGGTGAGTTTGGCGGAGAAGCGGGCGACGACATTTGCGAGGCGGAAGATTTTGCTGACGAGTACGCCAACGGTGAAGGATCACAGCCGGATAGAGGCGGAGTATCTGCGAAGTGATCAACGGCGTTACTTCGTGCCGTGTCCGAAATGCAAAGAGATGCAGTGGCTGAAATGGAGCCAAGTGAGGTGGGAAAACAACGATCCGCAGACGACGAAGTATGAGTGTGAGAAATGCCATAGCAAGTTCACAGACATGCACAAGCCGGCCATGCTGCGGGCTGGCGAGTGGCGAGCCACCGCCCCCGGAGACGGGAAGACGAGGGGCTATCAGCTCAGTGGGCTTTACAGCCCGTTGGGCTGGTTTTCTTGGACGGACATGGTGGAGGAGTTTTTAAGGGCCAAGAGTGACGCGCCAGCTTTGAAGACGTGGGTAAATACTCGATGCGCTGAGACGTGGGAGGAGGATTACGCGAGCAAAGTGAGCGCGGATGGATTGCGTGAGCGTTGTGAAGATTTTCCGATGGGTGTGATGCCGGAGGGCAGCAGCGTGCTGACGTTCGGGGTTGACGTGCAAGACAACCGACTGGCAATCAGCGGCTGGGCCTGGGGCAGGGATGAGGAGGGGTGGCTGATTTACCACCAAGAAATTTTTGGAGATCCAAGCCGCGCGGATCTGTGGAAGCAGGTTGATGAGGCAGTGCTGCGTGAATGGGATCACGCGAGCGGTCGAAAGCTGCGGCCAGATGTGGTGGCGATTGACTCCGGAGGCCACTTCACGGCGGAGGTCTACCAGTTCGCAAGGGAAAGGGCCAGACAGGGCGTGATTGCGGTGAAGGGCGCAAGCGCGAGAAACAAGCCAGTAATCGGCAGAGCCAGCAAGGTGGATCTAAACAGCAAGGGCCGAACGTTGAAACGTGGCGCTGTGGTTCATAGCGTGGGAACAGACACGGCGAAGTCAACGCTATTTGCGCGACTGAAGCACAACGAAGCGGGAGAGGGTTATCTGCATTTTCCGACTGAGACCACCGATGAGTTTTTCAAGCAGTTGACTGCTGAGAAGCAAGCCTTAAAGCACACCCGTGGCGGATTCCCAGTCAGAGAGTGGGTCAAAAAACCAAACGCCCGCAATGAAGCCTTGGATACTTTGGTTTATGCGTATGCGGGGCTTAATTATTTGTATCAGCGAAGGGATCGCCGCACTATTTGGGATCAGTACGAAAGACGACTGGAGGAACCGCTAACATCAAAGAAAGCATCTGTGGCTAAAGCCGCAGCGCCGTCATTCGTGAAAAACTGGTGATCAAGCATCCGGCTGAAATCAAGATTGGCGACACGGTGATTTTTGATGTGCCATCGTTTGCCAATAGCGTTGGCGAAACGATCGATAGCGGCACTTATACGCTGACTTGGTACGGGCGGACAAATACAGCAGAGAAAGGCGCATCTGTAACGGCCGCGGCCTACAGCGATGGCTGGCGGGTAACGATCCCATCGACCACGACGGCTGATTGGGTCGCGGGTGATTGGTTTTTCCAGCTTGTGGCCGTTAGCGGTTCGACTGAGTATCTGGCGGGTGAGGGTCAGTTCAAAACGATCGCAAGCCTGGCCTACACGGGCACGCCTGGGGCGTTTGATGGCCGCAGCCGGGCGCAGGTTGATTTAGATCAGGTGCAGGCTGCAATCCGTACGATTCTCGACGGTGGTGCGGTTCAGAGTTATTCAATCGCGGGCCGGAATCTGTCGAAGTATGCGCTGGCAGATCTTTTGACGCTTGAAACTAAACTGAAGGCTGAGGTTAAGCGTGAGCAGACTGCTGATCTGATCCGCAACGGCCACGGCAACCCTCATAACTTGTTCGTGAGATTCTGATGGGCGTTCGATCTGCATTCCGCGAGCTGTTTCGGAGAGAGGAGCCCCGTCGTCGTCGCCGTGCTTATGGCGGCGCAAGGTTGAGCCGGTTGACGAGTGATTGGGTCACTAGCAGCACTAGCGCAGATTCTGAAATCAAAAGCAGCTTCAAGATGCTGCGGAATCGTGCGCGGCAGCTGTGCCGGGATAACGACTATGCCAAGCAGGCGCTGCGGAGCATCACGAACAACGTGATCGGCCAAGGCATTAAGCACCAGTCCCAGGTGCGGATGCAGCGCGGCGGCAAGTTGGATGAGGCGGTGAATGCCCGCATCCATGAGGCATGGAAGCATTGGAGCCATAAGAGCCGCTGCGATGTGAGCGGAACCTTGGGGTTCCATGACATCGAGCGGATGGCGTGCCGGAGCCTGGCGGAGTCGGGTGAGGTGTTCATTCGTCTGATCCGCCGTCCGTTTGGTGACAGCCGGGTGCCATTGGCGCTGCAAGTATTGGAATCGGATTATCTGATCGACGACGACGTGCCGACTGCCATGGATGGCAACACGGTGAGGATGGGGATTGAGGTGGATCAGTATTTGCGGCCTCAGGCGTATCACTTCTATGCCAACCATCCGGGCGATGTGTACGCGGGCAACACCCGCACCGCTCGCCGCATCCGGGTGCCGGCTGAGGATGTGATTCATCTGTTCATGCCTGAGCGTCCGGGTCAGACCCGTGGCGTGACGTGGTTCGCATCGGCGCTGATGCGGCTGCACATGCTGCAGGGTTATGAGGAGGCAGAGGTTGTCCGCGCCCGGGCTAGCAGCGCACTGATGGGATTCATCACTAGCCCCGAAGGTGAGCTGATCGGTGATGACGTGGTGGACGGTGAGCGCGTCTCGCAGTTTGAGCCTGGCGTCTTCAAATATCTGGACCCGGGCCAAAGCATCACGGTTCCGGACATGAACGCCCCTGATGGGCAGTTGGAACCGTTCACGCGGTCAATGCTTAAGGCTGTGGCCGCAGGTTTGGGGACTTCTTTTGAGTCGGTCAGTAAGGATTTTTCACAGACCAACTATTCATCCAGTCGGTTGAGCCTGTTGGAGGAGCGCGACACTTACCGGGTGCTCCAACGTTTCTTTGTCGAAAACTTCCATCAGATTGTTTTTGACAAGTGGCTCGACATGGCGGTGTTGAGCGGTGAGCTGAGCCTGCCGGGTTATGAGACCAACCCTGAGCGATATAAGGCGAGTAAGTGGGTGCCGCGCAGCTGGGAATGGGTGGATCCACAAAAAGAGGTTGCGGCATACAAGACCGCTGTGCGTTGCGGCTTCAAGACGTTGGGCCAGGTGATCAGTGAGCAGGGCGGTGATTTGGATGATGTGCTGCTGATGCGCCAGGCAGAACTAGCGATGGCGGATGAAATGGGCTTGGTGTTGGATACCGATCCAAGCGAGGTGAACAACGGCGGCGGATCACAGCCGGCAATGGGATTAGGCGCTGAGCCTGCTTTTGAGGAAACTGAGTCGCCTGTATCTGATGAGGAGGTTGAGGAAGATGGCGAAGATTGAAACCGATAGAATCGAAGAAATTCGAGATAGAAGTATGTCAATCAATCGCGCGGAGCCTAGTGAGCTGAGCGTTGGCGATTTTGTCGAATGGCAGTCAAGCGGCGGAATGGCTAAAGGCAAGATTGATCGCATCGAACGCGATGGTCAAATTGATGTGCCTGACTCTGATTTCACAATTACTGGCAGCGATGAGGATCCCGCTGCATTGATCACTGTTTATCGGGAAGGCGACGAAGGCTGGGAAGAAACTGATGTAGAAGTCGGTCATTTGTTTTCAACGCTGACCAAGATTGAAAATCTGCGCAGCTTGACTGGCAAGTACCAACGCGCAGAGATGACCACCTTTGATGAGGTGGAAGATCGGACTTATGAGTTTCCTTTTAGCTCTGAGTATCCCGTTGCCCGTTATTTCGGCAATGAGATTTTGAGCCATGAAATGGAAGCGGCAGATTTTAGCCGTCTGAATGATGGCGCTCCGCTGCTGTTTAATCACAACCCAGATCGTGTGATCGGTGTTGTTGAGCGTGCATATATGGACAAAAAGAAAAGGCGCGGTTACGCGCGGGTGCGGTTCAGCCGCAATCCATTCGCTCAGGAAGTTTTGAGCGACGTGAAAGATGGCGTTCTTCGGAACGTCTCTTTCGGCTATTCCATCGACAAAATGGAAGAGCGAGAAGGTGGCGATTTTGTCGCCACTTCCTGGGCTCCTTATGAGGTGAGCGTTGTTTCTGTGCCGGCTGATCCCGGCGTAGGAATCGGGCGATCCTTAGAGGAGCCTGAAACCAAACCCGCTGCCTCGGCAGCACCATCCACTGAACCCATTCCTGAAATGGAAAACACCACCCCTGATTTGGAAGTGGTGCGGGCCGAGGCCGTTGAGGCTGAGCGCACCCGCATTGCTGAAGTCACCAGCCTGTGCTCTAAGCACGGCATGGCAGATCTGGGCCGTCAGCTGGTCGAGTCTGGTCGTTCAATCGACGAGGCCCGCGCTGCTGTGCTCGACAAACTCAACATCAAAGAAGAGCCTGTAACCATGCAAGCCGCAGAAATCGGCCTGAGCGAAAAGGAAAGCCGCAGCTTCTCCTTCCTCCGCGCCATCAACTATCTTGCCAACCCCACCGATCGCAACGCCCGCGAGGCCGCTGCCTTCGAGATCGAAGCTTCTGAAGCTGCTGCCGCCAAACTCGGCCGCTCCTCCCGTGGCATCACCATCCCCATGGATGTGCTGCGCCGTGACCTAAACGTGGGCACCGCTTCCGCTGGTGGCAACCTCGTCGAGACTCAGCTTGATTCCGCCAACTTCATTGACCTGCTGCGGAACGCTTCCGCTCTGGATCAAGCTGGCGCAACTGTGCTGACTGGCCTCGTCGGCAACGTCAACATCCCCCGTCAGTCCGGTGCTGCTACCGCTTACTGGGTCGCTGAGTCTGGCTCACCCACCGAGTCGCAGCAGACGATCGATCAGATCAGCATGACGCCCAAGACCTGTGGCGCCTTCACTGATTACAGCCGCAAGCTGATGATCCAGTCCTCCATCGACGTGGAGAACATGGTTCGCAACGATCTGGCCCGTGTGCTGGCTCTTGAGATCGACCGCGTTGGTCTGTATGGCTCTGGTTCTTCTAACCAGCCTCTGGGCCTGAAGGACACCACTGGTGTTCTGACTGAAGACTTCGCAGCTGACACCCCGACTTTCTCTGAGGTGGTGGCTCTTGAGTCCGACGTGTCTGGCGCCAACGCTCTGCTGGGCAGCCCTGTTTATTTGATGAACGCCGCAATGCGCGGAAGCCTGAAGACCAAGGCCAAGGATTCTGGCTCGGGTCTGTTCGTCATGGAAGGCGGCCTGGTGAACGGTTACGAGGGCGTGCTCTCCAACCAAGTGGCCTCCGGCGATCTGTGGTTCGGCAACTTTGCTGACCTGATCATCGGCTACTTCTCCGGTCTTGACATCATGGTTGATCCCTACACCGGCAGCACCTCCGGCACCGTCCGCGTGGTGGCTCTGCAGGATGTGGACATCGCCGTTCGTCACCCTGAGAGCTTCTCCCGCGGCAACAACACCCTCTGATCATGAAAATCCAGATCCGTAAGCAAACAACGCTGTCGGGTCAGGTTGTCAGAGTCGGGGAAGTCCATGAGGCTTCCCCCTCTGATGGCAATTTTCTGATCGGCATCGGTTTCGCAATCTTGGCACCTGAAAAGGAGCCTGAAGCACCCAAACCCAAACCCAAACGCCGGAGGAAACCAACCAATGACCATCAAGAATCTGGGCACCAAAACCACGGTTTTGAGCCTTTTGCCGAATGACGTGGTGACTGCCACCGGCACTGGATCCTCTGTGGATCTTGTCGATTATGAGGGCGATATTGCCTGCGTTCTCGACGCCGAGGCAGGTGGAGCCAGCATCACCTACGCGGTGAAACTGACTGAATCCGCTACCAGTGGCGGCACTTACACCGACGTGACAGATGGAGCTTTCACTACCACTACGGCTAACACCGCATTGGTGGAAAAGATCAGCGTCAACACTGACAAATTGAAGCGTTACATCAAAGTGAGCGTGACGGTTGCTGGTGGTACTGGCGCTGGCGCCGTGAGCGTCGTTGCTCTTGGTTCTAAGAAGTACGGCTGATCATGGCAATCACTGAGGATCTCGATGTTTTCTTGGCTGACTTCGGCGTCACCTGCACGGCTGGCGCTGTAACGGCCAAGGGCATACTCGACATGCCCGGTGAAGTGGTGGCTGGGGGGATGGTCCTGTCAACGGACTATTCCCTCACTGCCCGGTATTCAAACTTTGGCACCCTCACGCATGGCGACTCGATCACCGTTGACGGTGACGCCTACACCGTGCGCGAAAACCGCCGGATTGGTGACGGTAAATTTTGTGAGATCGCGTTGCAACTGACATGAGCCACACCATCGTGGGCGGTAACGCTGATCGCCCGGACAATATTTACAGCATCGACACGATCACCAACGTTGGCACTTCATCCACTATTGAGATCGACGGAATTGTGATCACGACAGTCGATCGTATTGCTGGCGGGCAGGTGACTTATCAGCTGCAGGGCAGCATGGATGGAACAAATTTCGCGCCGATGGAAGACGCCAAAACAAAAGACATCGGCAATCATATTCACACTTATCACGGTTATGCGTTGCGATATTTGCGTGTCGTGGTGACGGCTAGTGGGGCAGGGCGCACACTTGATATGCAGATCTGCTGCGACTCATGACTACCAAACGCGAATCAATCCTGGCTGATATTGCGTCAAGCCTTGCCGGTACTGTTCAGGTTGGCTCGCGAATATATCGCAGCCGTGTTGAGCCATTGGCCCGTGGCGAGTCGCCGGCCATCGTGATTGAACCGGTTAGCGATAGCGCCGTTCAAAATACAAGTTTGCCGACGCTTGACTGGTCATTAACTGTTCGCGTTTCGGTCATTGTTCGATCTGCGGTGCCAGATCAAGCGGCTGATCCGATTGTGAAAGATATGCACTCAAAGATTGTCTCAGACTTAACGCTGGGCGGTTATGCGATCGATGTCCAGCCCCAATCAGTCAATTTTGAGATGATCGAAGCTGACCAGCCGGCTGGCGTTATTTCTTGCGATTATGTGGTTCGCTATCGCACTTCAGTGGCAGACTTGGCTAGTTAATGGCAGCTATCATGAAAACTGAACACCTAGGGCAAGGCGGTTCCTACCTGCTAAACCCAAAAACCGGCAAGGTTCAAGTCCTGCACAAGACCGAGCCAGCACAACCCTCTGAGAACCTGAACGATGAGCCTGCTGTCACGGAAACGCCTGTTAAGGGCAAAGATTGAATCTACTTACGGCACCGACCCGACCCCTGCCGGTTCTGATGCTGTTTTGGTTCGCAGTATTGAAATTACCCCTCTGAACTCAGATGTGGTTGAGCGCGAGCTGATCCGCCCGTATCTCGGCAACTTTGAGCAACTGCTCGGCAATCAGCACGTCGAGATCACTTTTGAGGTTGAACTGGCCGGTTCTGGGTCGGCTGGCACTGCCCCCGCATGGGGACCAATCATGCGGGCCTGTGGCCTTGGTGAAACCATCGTGGCGTCCACTTCTGTGGCCTATGCCCCGGTAAGCACCGGTTTTGAGAGCTGCACCATTTATTTCGACAACGACGGAATCCTTCACAAGATCACCGGTTGCCGTGGGTCGTTCTCAGTTACTGCTGAGGTAAACGCCATCCCTGTGATTTCTTTCACGATGATGGGCATTTACAACGCGCCAACTGATACGGCTCTGCCGACGGCCAGTTACAGCAATCAGGTCACTCCGGTTTTGTTCCGCACTGGCAATACCAGCAGCTTTTCAATCTTTGGATACAGCGGCATTTTGCAGTCGTTCAATCTCGACATTGCAAATGAGAACGTCTACCGCGAGCTGATCGGCGGCACTAAAGAGGTGCTGATTACTGACCGCAAGCCTGCAGGTGAAGTTGTGGTTGAGGCTGTGAGCCTTGCCACTCATGATTTCTTTACCGACGCAACGGGCACCTCAACAGGTGGCCTGTCGTTTACACATGGCACGGTTGCTGGCAACATTGTGGCATTCAGCTCGCCGCAAACTGATCTTGGAGCCCCAACCTATTCCGATCAGGATGGGATTCAAATGATCAGCCTGCCTTACACGTCAACTCCGACGACTGCAGGCAACGACGAGCTATCGCTCACTCTCACCTGATTCATGGCTTTTGTCCTCAAGCAATCGGACACTTACACCTGGCCGATCACGCTTGTGATTCCTGTTGATGGTGGCAGACGCGAAAAACACACCTTTGATGGTGAGTTCAAACGTCTGCCTCAAACACGCATCAATGAGATTGTTCGCATCGCGCGAGCAACGGAACGGAACCGTTTCGATGCTGAGGAGGAAGTCCTAGAGGATCAGGCCGCTTGTGCTGAGATCTTGGTTGGCTGGTCAAACGTTGTAGACGATGACGGAAACGAAATTCCGTTTAGTGGGACTGCGCTTGACCAGCTTTTAGAGTTGCCAACGATTGCCGGGCAAATTGTCCGCGCATGGTTTGAAAGCCTTGAGGTGGCTAAGCGAAAAAACTGACAGAGGCCGTTGATCACTGGTTCAGTGATGACGGCGGCCCAAATGATGAATTGCGACGTGATGCAGAGCGGCTAAACATTGAGCTGCCTGCCCAAATGTTCGAGCCCATCAATTTTGAGGTGTGGCCTGAGCATTTAGACGTTCTTGAGATGTTCTTGCGTTGCCAAACGCAATGGCGAGCTGGCCCTAATGGAGTGTTGGGGCTTGACTACGGTGTGGTGCTAGAGCTTTGCCGCCTTTATGATGTGGAGGATAGAAAGCAGCTTTTAGGTGATTTGCAAATCATGGAAGGCCGCGCCCTCCAACTGATCGCAGAATCTGCCGAAAAGCAGCAGAAAGCTGCTCGCCGTAAAGCCAGGAAATCATGAACCTGAACAGCGTTCTGCGGATTACGGCAAGAGTCACAGGCGTTCGTGAATTTACGAAGCTTGACCGTGCAATTAAAAATACCGAAAAGGCAGCAAGAGAGGCTGAGAAGGGTTTCAAGCAAATGCTTGATTCTCGGTTGTTTAGGACTGCTGCAGTTGCAGCGGCTGGTTTAACTGCAGCGATTGCTCTGTCAACTAAAGCGGCTGTTGACTTTGAATCGTCAATGGCTGACGTTCGCAAGGTCGTTGATGGGTTGGAAAGCCCTAAAGCTTTTGCTGAAATAAATCAAGAAATTTTAGATTTGTCTAGCAACATGCCGATTGCTGCAAAAGGCTTTGCTGAAATTTATGCAGCAGCGGGCCAGGCAGGTATTGCTAGGGAAGATCTAAAACAATTTGCAGAACAAGTCGCGCAGGTTTCTATTGCTTTTGACATGACCGCAGAGGAAGCGGGCACGGCGATGGCAAAGATCATGACATCTCTTGGCCTAAGCATTCCTGAAATGACAAACTTGGGTGATGCAATGAATCACCTGAGCAACAACAGCGCAAGCACTGCTGCGCAGTTGGTTGATTTCACGCTACGAGCAGGTCAAGCTGGCAAATCGGCTGGGCTTACTGCTGAGCAAACTGCTGCGTTTGGTTCAGCAATGATTGCTTCAGGTGCGCAAGCGGATGTGGCGGCTACAAGCTTCCGCAACATGATTAAAGCCCTGTCGCGTGGGCCGAGCATGACAGACCGGCAAATAGGCGCGTTGGATCGCCTCGGCTTTGCCCAAAGTGATGCGGTCACAAATGAAAAGGTTTATTCAGACGCTGTTCGTTCGGAAAGTGAATCGCGCATAAGCATCGCGCGGAATGAAACTGATCAGTTGGCGAAAGAACTCAACCGTCGGTTCCGTGATCAGATGACAATTATCCGAGACGGTTTAGATGATGAAACTGAAGAATACACAGAGTCATTACAAGATCAAGCCGAGGCACAGATTCAAGGTTTACAGCGAAGGCAGAGAGCAGAGATTGATGCTGCGCGAGAACGTGCCGAGGCCAGTGGAAAATCAGGGCAACAAGAGATTTACGCAATACAAGATGCTTTTGATCAGCGTATAGATGCAGTGCGCGACAAATTGGGAGATGAATTGAAAGAACGTCGCCGTGCGGATAGAGACAGGCTGACGGCTATTCAAGACGATATGAACGATCGAAAAGAGCTTGAATTGGCCGGCCTTGAGTCAAATTTTAATGAAATAAAAGACAGAGAAAAAGCATTGATGGCAGAACGGTTGGCAGAAATTGAGGCCCAGGCAGAAGCTGGCGCTACTGCAGCGGCTGAGGCTTTGGCTAAGGGCTTGCAAGAGGATGCGATTGGAACTATTACAGACGTGTTTGAGCGCATTCGTGAATTGCCAAAAGAAGCCCAGCTTTCTGTCGTTTCTGATCTATTTGGCGACGAGGCGCGGGCTATTTTGCCGCTAATCAACAACGCAGCTTTGCTTGAAAAATCAATGGGCTTGGTCGGTGATCAGACTGCTTACGCAGGTTCAACCCTTAATGAGTTTTTGACAAGGGTGAACACTACGGGCAATCAAGTACAGCAGGCGCAAAATCAAATTGAAAATTTATCTATTGTTTTTGGGCAAACCTTTGCACCTGCTCTAGGTGCTTTGCTGACGGGCTTGGCGCCTGTTCTTGAATCCTTCACTTGGATGCTTCAGAACGTGCCTGGCCTTGCTCCTGTTCTTGCTGTTCTCACCACTGCATTCATTGCTTTGGTTGCGGTCCTGCCGGCACTTGGCGGGTTGGTAACAATACTCGGCGCCATAAAAGCCGGGACAATATCCATAGCTGGATTTGCCACAGCTTTAGCTGCTGTTAAGGGCGTATTTCTTGCTATCGGAGCTGTGCTGACTGGACCGCTCGGCTTAGCCATTTTGCTGGGCGTTTTGATTGGCACAGCGTGGACGTTCCGCGAGCAAATCGGCCAGGCGTTTTCTGCAGTTGGCGAAGCCATCACCGGAGTGTTCCAAGGCATTTTTGATTTTGTGTCTGGAGTTTTTCAGCAATTATTTGATTTCTACAACAACACGTTTATCCAGCCAGCCATTGAAATTGCGCAAGGTCTTTACGAGTCTTTTGTCGATATTTTTACGCGAATTGGCGAGGCTATCCAAGCTCCATTTCTTGCCGCGCTTGACGCGGTGAAAAGCGTGTTGAACAGCATTGTGCAAGGAATTGCTGGCGGCATAAATTCAGCCATTTCAATGATCAACCGGGTTATCAGTGGGGCTAACAGGCTTCCAAACGTCAACATTCCACTGATTCCAAACATTGAAATCCCTGAGTTTGCTGAGGGCGGTATGGTCACAGGCCCAACGCTTGGTCTTGTTGGCGAAGCTGGGCCTGAATATATTGTTCCGGCACGCAAGGCACAGGCATTTGCTCAGAATTATTTGGCCGGAATCCGCGGGCCTGCGGCAATTCCTAAGTTTGCTGAAGGCGGTTTTGTTGCTCCGTCAAGCGCAAGCGTAAGCATTCAGACCGGCCCGGTGACTCAGATGGATGGGCAAAACTTTGTCACCACTGCAGACCTGGGCGCAGCTGTTGAAGCTGGCGTGCTGCAAACCTTGGATATTATGAACCGTGATTTGATGACTCGCGGAAGCGTGGGGATCGCCTAATGGCAAATTACGACGTTCTCTGTTTTCTGGAGTATTACGCGGACAGGTCTACTGTCCTTAGTGGTTCCAACCGTAACCCCACTAATCAGTGGCAAAATTTTTACATTGATTCGCAGGAGCTTGGCTCTGCTGATAGTGCCGCACAGGGTGATTATGTTTATTTAGCTTTTGACGTTGACGGCTTTGGTTCTGTCGATGCTGCCTCAATCGGTGATTTGTCAGTGGAGGCCGCTGCTACGGCTGAGCTAGTGGACATCACAGACTCGGCTTTAGCCGCTGATAATTTGGTTGTTGCGAGCTTGTATGTGCAAGATGCAGGCAGCGATGCTTTTGACCCTTTGAGTGCGCAGCTGGTTAGCCGTTACATTGGCAGCATTGAAAAGGCGTCAATAACTGAAACCAGTGTGTCATGGACGGTCAACCCGGCCATCAACAAATTGAATCCGCAGGTGCCAACCCGTAAAATTACAGAGAACATGGTGGACAAAGCCGACAAGAGATATGCCTGACATTTTGCTTCTGAAAAACGTTAAGGCGGAATGCCAAGACTCCATCACAAGAGAAGGGTGCTCAATAGTTGTGCGCGATGGCTCTTGCGTGCAACTAGACGCTGATGGCGCGGTGTTGGAAGATGGCTGCAAGATGGTTGAAATTATTCAATCTCTTGCACCTATGAACCCGGCGGCCTTTAATATGCTTGTGACAAAACACGGTCCTATTTTGAGCTAATGAACTTCTCAAGAAAGGATTACAAAAGAATTGTGCGCCGGGGTCGAAAACAAATAGCGCAAGCAATGCGAACGCGCGAAAGAGACAGGAAGAAAGGGCGGCAACGAAAATCAGAACTTCTTACCTCGCAGACACGCAGTGATGAAAACATTGATAACAGCAAGAAAGCAAGAAACTCTTCTTCAACTGCAAAAGAACAATCAGTAGCAACGCCTGGTGATCTTGTTCCAATTGTGTTTTGTAGGCGTGACACGTCTGGGCCACAGACGGGGGAAGTTGGCGGCGTTTGGATGCAGCCAGCCAAGCTCAAACAAGCTTCTTACAATTTTGATGGGATCTTTTTATACCCGATAAGTCAGGGCGAAATTGATTCAAATTTTGTTAAGCATTTAACTTACGTTGGCGACACGTCTTTGACTGCGCGTGGTACAGCTCCAACGCTCAACAAGTATTACAGCTCAGCTGCAACAATGGCAGCAGCACCAAACGTCTGCCCGATCACAAGCGGCAAGATTTTTTGTCATCCTGATGCGACAAGTTTTATAAATACAGTAAAGAAAAGCGGCGGCTTTGTAGAGTATCATCCAGATTTTTTCACGCAATATTACAACGAGTTTGAGTTAACTATTGGCTCCGGAGACACAAGTAATACGGTTTTTTCGATCCCTGGAACTCAATTAAGGGTTTTTGAAATTGAATCAGGTGATGACAGAACAAGTAATTATTGGTCGTCAATTGGAGTGTCACCATCGTCAATCTCTTTTCTCTACAACGCCAAAGTCACTACCCCAGGCTCAGAGGAGGCGTATGGCGTTGGTGATATTCGCGCTGGATTGATCAGCGCCCC